AACGTGTGTTCGGTCCCGGAGCCCCTATGGTGGTTCCCGGTATCGACTTCTGTGGGTTTGGTCCGCAGCAGCGTGCGCTGGGGTTTGCGCATGACACTACTGTCTTTGACGACGACGTCTATCAGGCTCGTCTGGCACATGTAAATAGGGAGGAACTACCCGAGGTGAAATCAGTGACGTTCTACGAAGATATAGTAGTAGACGGAACTCGGTATGAGAACTCGTGGTTTGAAACGTTCAACTTCCCAGAGGCCGAGAAGGTGTGGATGAATGAGATCTTCATCGACGCTCTCAAGGCTTGTGATCGCGATTTGGCACTCGCAAAAGTTGCCTGCGTACTTGAACCGTTCAAGGTACGTATCATCACGAAAGGTGAAGCCGCTCTACAATATATGAGCGGTTTCTTCCAAAAATCTATCTTCGAATTTAACAAGACAGTTTCGTGTTTCGGTCTAGTCGGCAGGAGTCCATCGACCTTCGACTTGATTGACATCAGAGCAAATTGTGGGCGGGGCAACCCGGATTCCGCTTTTGGTAAGTTCAGTTGGTTCAAATGGGCCTCCTCAGACTTCTCTGGTGCTTCTGATGGTACAAATGGGTACTTCCGTGATTGTATCATGGATGTACTCATCATGTTCCTCCCCCCACACATTCAGGCCATCATTCAGGCTAGTAATGGGGAGCACTTGGTCACTTACCCAGCCTATCATTTGTACAGCCCTCATGGCGAGCTTTTGGAAGGTACGGGGGAAATAGATCCGGTGCATCAGACCCTTGGGACCTTGATGGGAGAGAGAACATCCTTCCCTATCTTGTGTTTTGAGGTACTCGCTGCCCACGTGAGCAATCTCCGCAGATGCGGCGACGTTCGCCCCTTAGATGATCTTCTAAAGGGCGTGCGAATTAATGGCGATGACCGTCTGGCGATCAGTACTGATGCGCTAGAGGCGGAGTTTTGGGAGTTTTGTGAGAAGTATCTTGGTTTCAAAGAATCAAAGGGAAAATCCTATACTCACGAGAACTATGCCAACATCAACAGCCAATCGTATATCTGCAACGTGCTTGAAGGCACACCTTTCAAGGTGCCTGTTCGCGCGTCTGGCCTTGAACATGGTCAGAAGAAGCTTGACGAACCATTTGATCCTACGTGTGTGATTACCCAAATTCTTGACGGCTGTTACAACAGCTCGATGGAGTGGACGGTCTTACAACGTTTTCTGGTTCGTTATCACGTGGAAAGTGACAGGATTGCGGCGGGTCGCAGTCTTTTCATCTATCAGTCTCTGGGCGGTTTGGGTAACCGAGTTCCTTGTCGGCATGGCAGAACTCGCTGCCGACTGTCTAATGGAGAACCCTGCC